ACTGCAACAACAGAATCTACACAAACAGTTGGTGGGGTAAATTTTAGTTGGACAAGTCCAAACCTAGAGGCAGTTCCCAGATGGCAGATCGTTGTAGATGGTTCAGCATTTTCGCTACAAGAAACACTAATAACCCCCGGCCTAGACACAGTTACAAATATAACCAGAACAATAACAACTTCTTCAACTTCAGAAACTACAAGTACGTTTGGTCAATAGTTTTATTGCTTTTACCGATAAAGCCTTTATATGCCAATACAACGGTCAGTAGTCCTCAGAGTCAAAGTACAGGTGTCGTAAATAACAATGCAACTATGATAACCCCCTCAAGCCTTCCTCAGAACCGCTACAGCCAAGGAATAACTTGTACATCCCCTAGTCTTACAATTACGCCTTATTTAACCGATTCTTGGTCATTTAATAGACCGATAGAACAATACACTTACCAAGATATATATGACGAAGATACAGGCGCAATAAAATATACAACTAAAGTACCAAGATTTGAAAAAGATAACTACAACTTAAATTATGGAATTTCTGCTCAATTTAATATTCCACTTGGTAGAGGAGGGGAGTTATGCCATAGAGCAGCAGAGATAAATATGGAAGCGCAAAAGTTATTAATACAGAAAACCAAAATGGAAATAAGTTTATATCGTTTAGAGCAATGTGCCAAACAAGCAAAACTTGGGGTGAGCTTTGTTGCCGGAAGTCCAAGTGCCATTACTTGTTCTGATATTATAATTACTGTTCCACCAAATCAAGTATTACCGCACAAACATAGTCTTGAATAGACAAGTCACGGGTAAGTTACTTGTCTAAGGTACAAGGGATAATAGAAGGGCAGTGATTCGTTACAGACGAAGTGTTTCCAAATGTGCCTTACTCTCCTTGTAATAATTATTCTACTTTATTTTTTTTCTTTGTAAACTTACCAATAATTTGCTTTACAAGAGGTTTTACAAGATTAATAAGAATCGGAGTGCTAGCGGCAACCACAGCAATAGCAGCAGCATTAGTAATAGCAGGGACATTTGGAATGTACTGCTCCGCAAAGTTCGTATCTTCATACAAAGTAATGCATTTTGTACCATCATCAGACAATTTATGCGATACAACACGCTCTAGTCTTTTATCGTTACGAAAATCTCCTATACGTTGGTCTTTTGTAGGGTCTGGACATTCAATAAAAAATACCTCCTTTTTTTCTACTGGTTTTTCTGTTACTGGTGGTTTTGTCTCTGGTATTTCCGCTGGTGGCATACCCATTGGTGCATCTTCTGTTATTACTAAATTGCTTGGCTCATAATTCATTGGGTTAAAACTAGGAAATGGCGCATCACAAGTTGTAAATACACCATTAGGATCATCAAGTAATAAATTTCTATTGCCAGTGTTTTTTATATCTCTATGCTGGTATGTACAGCCGGGTACATTAATAGATAAAGGTGTTATTGGTATATTGGCTGTATTGTTAAAGTTTGGTATGTCTGGAATATAAACATCAGGAATATTTATATCGGGTATTTCCATTAACTAGAAAGGTATTGCAGGGCTAGTCATCTTTGGCATTTGTAAAGGTATTTGTTCTTTCATTTTTTCTTGTAAACTGCCCATAACTTTATTTTTTAATTCTCTTTCAAATTCTGGACTTTGCATATAGCGAATTGCAACGTAGCCAAAAGCTGCCATTGACCCAGAAAGCAAAAGAGACAATAATGAAGCTACTTGGCAAATTTTATTAAACATAATGTTAAAAGAAATTTTAATTAAATTAACAGCACCACTTACTTTGATGACGCTGTTTTTGATTCTTGGCTTAATGCCTCTTTATCTGATGGCTGGTTTGATTCGGGTTCAGCTTCAAGAATCTGCTGTTCCAAAATCTTCATTGCACCAGTAATTTCAATCATTGCAACTTGTAAGTTTTGTCTTTCTTGTGCAAGTTCCTGTAGTTTTTCTTGTAAATTCATAATTTAAGAATAAATAGCTTTACCTGTAGTTATAGCAGCATCTATGTCAGTAAACGATTCGGTTGTCCAGATAGATGTTGTTTCATCAAGTTTTTTATAATTTTTGATGAGTTCAAGATGTTCAGTATTTCTTTGAATCATTTCTTTCCAATCAGTTTCAGTAAATCTATCCTCATTAGGGTTTCTTGTTTGATATGCAGCAAAATTAGCATCTGTATTAATCAAAGTTACACTATGACCAGCAGCGGAAAAAATTGCTGCGATCTCATCTGCGGTTTTTTCTTCCATGATAAAAAAGTAGTTGTTTACAGTTTACCCTGCTTCAAGGGCTGCGACTTTTACGGATAACTCCTGTATTGCTTTTACTAAAACAGGAATCAAATTATTTTGTTTTGCTTCTAGTTTTTCTGGATTACCTTCAAGTGTTAAATCTAAAAAAGTTGCATCTTCATCTTCTTGTAATTCTTTAAAATCTTGTGCGATGAAACCAGCTCTTGTTGTTCCTTGATTTGGATTATCTGCATCTGCATTTCTTATATCCCACTTGAATTTTACTGGTTTTAATTTATTTACAAAATTAATTCCAAGAGGTAAATCTACAATATCAGTTTTATCTCTTTTATCAGAAAGTGAGCTTATTGATGAAACCTGACAACGTAAAGCAGAAATACTGCCATTTCCTAGTGTTATTTCATTTGAACCTGTTGCTGAGTTAGCATCTGCACCATGTCCAATAACAGTATTGTTTGCTCCTGTCGTGATATTATCACCAGCATAACCTCCTACCAAAGTATTTCTACAACCATTTGTACCATCATTTCCTTGTACAAAGTCACCAGCTTCATATCCAATAATTGTGTTATCATCTGTTCCATTTCCTCTACCCATAGAATAATACCCGACACAAGTATTTCGACTTCCAGATGTCAGTGCTTCGCCTGAATCTGAACCAATACAGGTGTTATAACCTCCAGTGGTTATATTATCTGCTGCTTGAAAACCAAATAATGCATTATTTTGTCCTGTAGTTAGGTCATATCCAGACTGATAACCCACTGCACAATTATAAATACCAGTTGTTAAGTTTAGTAGACAATCTTTTCCAACAGCTACATTTAAACGACCAGAAGTGTAATTTTGCAAAGCACGATGACCAACCGCAGTGCTGTAGTAGCCAGTACTGTCAGTAGTATTTTGACCTTGCATTGCACTTGCACCTATCGCAGTGTTATATCCTCCACCAGAACCAGTTGTATTGTAATAACCAGCAAAATATCCAACAAAAGTTGTATAGCTATCTGTTGTGTTGCTATATCCAGCGTAAGAACCTATGTGAGTATTGTAATCTCCTGAAGTAGTGCTGTAACTTGCTCTAAATCCAACAGCAGTGCCTCTATAACTGCCTGACCCACTATATAAAGCTTCCGCACCTATCGCAGTATTTTCGTCATTATCAATTAAATATCCAGCCCTATAACCTAAAGAAGTATTATGTGTTGCGGTCATGTCATATAGTGCTTCTGTTCCTACAGCAGTGTTTTTACCAGTGGTTATGTTTTTAAATAGAGAATTATGACCCACCGCCACGTTATAACTACCTGTTGTGTTTGCGATCAAACTATGACAGCCTACCGCTAAATTGGCTCCTCCAGAAGTGTTAACTTTTAATGCTCTAAATCCAAAAGCATTATTTGTTACTCCCGAAGTGTTTGCAGATAAGGCTTCATAACCTACCGCAGTCAAAGCATCACTTGTAGTGTTTGCATCTAAAGCATAAGCACCCACCGCCACATTATCAATTCCTGTCGTGTTATTTTCCAGTGCTAGATAGCCTACCGCTGTATTGTCACCGCCTGTTGTTGTGTCTAGTAAACATTTATATCCGAGAGCAGTATTGTTACTTGATGTAGTAGCTTCACTTAACGATTGCTGTCCTACTGCTGTGTTATATGCTCCTGTTGTAAGAGCATCTATAGAAAATGCTCCGACAGCAACGTTTTGAGCAGCCGTTGTACCTTTATTTAAAGCCTGAGATCCCAAAGCAGTGTTTTGTTGTCCTGTAGTAATATCTTCGCCAGCCTGATAACCAACAGCAGTATTATGATTAGCTGTAGTTTGGGTTGTTAACGCATTTCTACCAATCGCTACGTTAAGATCCCCAGTTGTGTTGTTTTGCAATGCAGAGTAACCAACAGCAGTATTTTCAAATCCTTCGGTGTTATAGCGTAAAGAGTAGTTTCCCAGAGCAACGTTGTTATATCCAGTTGTGTTTGTGACCAGAGCACTACTTCCAAATGCAGCATTATTACTTGCGGTAGTTGTGGCAGCCATAGCATTTGAACCCACTGCGACATTACCTACCCCAGTTGTCAAAAGCTCTAAAGCATCATGGCCTATGGCAGTATTGTCAGTTCCAGAAGTTAAAGTTGTTAAAGCTGAATTTCCAACTGCTGTGTTATTACCACCAGATACGGAAGCATCTAAAGCACTTTCTCCAAGAACAGTGTTACCTGCAACAGAGTTTGCTCCTTTTCCTACAGTTATAGAATTTATTGTTGCATCAGCAGCCGAAGTTACACCGCCTGTTAAAGTTCTTAAATCAATCCAGCCGTCATTTGCTGAATTACGCATTTTTAAAATATTATTACTTGTATCAGCCCACAACATATATGCAGCAGTGGTACTAGGAGCAGAACCAGAACTGTTATTTGTTAATACAGCTTGCAGTACATTATTTAAGTCTGTTCTTACGTTTGCTCCAGTAGAATTGTCAATAACATAATCATGTGTAGCCATTACTTAACTCACTTTTTTATCTAAGGTTATCATAATTCTAAGAACCACGCCCAAATCCTACAGCAGTAAAACTGAAAGTTTTATTAACAGGATTGCTGCTGCCATCTATAAATTTTATATTAAAACCAGTTCCAGAAATACTTGAAAGAGTAAAAGTTTCTGTTGCAGCCAAATCATTTGTTGTAATACCAATACTAGGTAGTTGGGTATTAGCACCAACACTTGTACCGCTTTGTCCAGTAAAAAATGTATTTGTAAAAGTAATGTCAAGACCAGAAGCAGATGTGCCAGAAGCAATATTTGATCTTTGTTCTGTTCTTCTATCTAGTTCTGCTGTATAACCTAACTGGTCTATTTCTATTGACTGTGCAGGGTCATCTGAATCCATTTCACATCTAAATTTAAAACCACGACCAACATAAGTTCCATTTACAAAAGGATTAAATATAGAAAATTCTGCTCCATAAGTACAAGATGTTCCGCTTGATATTGTTGCGCTTGTTGCTGAAGTAACTGTAAATGTATTTGCACTAGGAACTGTTTTTATTTCGTAGTTACCATCTGTGGCACTACCAGCAGTAAAATCTATAACAACAAAACTACCAACAGAATAACCATGCGAGGATTTGGTAATAGTTATTGTTGTACCGCTTTGCTCGTAAGTGGCAGAAGTAGATAAATCAGGATCTAAGTCAGTAGTTGCAACTAATAAAGATGCCCCTACGTTTACAGCAGTAGCGCCATCAAAATCTGTCCAACTATCTATGTTTGCCGATCTTTTATCTATTAAATCATTAGGATAATAACCTTGAGTTACAAAATGCCTTCTTAGTCTTAAAGGTTGTTTACCACCTAAATCTAAAGTATTTGCAAACTCATAAGAACCACCAGTAATATCAACAGCACCTAAAAAATCAAAATCTGCGATAGCATCAAAATCTGCAACTCCATCTAGTTCATCTAAAGAACCTAAAACAAGACCATTAACCTCATCACTAAAAAAACAATCAACTTTAGCACCAGCAAATGGTGGACTGTCATTATCTTCCCTATCAACTAGAACAGCTAACTTTGGAAAAGGGTCAGGACTTGTAATAACAACCGAAGATTCACCACTACTTAACCTTCCACCATCATCTCTAAATTTTAAAATATATTCGCCTTCTACAATATTAGGAACAATAGTTTCATTAATGTTGCCCGGCAAAGCTGGAATTACATCAACAGAATTTGTAAAAGTACCAGAGCCATCTGTAAGGTTTGATGATCTAACAACTACGTTGCCACCATGAACTACATCTACATCTGTTGATTTATCAAAACGTAATCTTACAAATTGATCTGATATAGGTTCTATTCTTAAGTTGGTTAAATCTTGTGGCAATGCTGTTTTACCTACCGCTTCAAATGTTAAATCAGTTGAAGTTGCTGATAACTGTTGTTGTACGTTATAGCTAAATACTTGGATTTCATAAGTACCAAGTTGACTATTTAATATTTCAAAGTCAGGTCTTGAAACTCTTTGTGTTACATAGTTTCCATTTTCATAACGATAGTTAACTTGATATTCAATAACACCAACTATGGGAGCCCAACTAATAATAATTTTTGATACCGCTTGGTTATTTATCGGAACAATTTTTTCTACCGCAACTAAACCTGTTGGTGGGTCTGTAAGTTCATTTAATATGCTTACATTTCTAGCTGGTAAAGCACTACCGTCTTCTATAAAATCATATTTTCCAGAAGCAAAAGACAGAGCAGTTATTGAATAGTTAACACTTTCTTGTTCTTCAACAGTAATAACTCTAAATTTTTGAGCCATTATCGTTGTGTTTTGTATTAACCAAACAGTATTTACATTAGGTGTTTGAGAGAAAGCAGAACCTACAGTAATAGTTCCAGCAGAAATACTAGATATGGTTTTACTTTCAACAGTTCCATCTGGTAAAACAAGAGATAAAGTTGCATCACCTACAGGATTACCACTAGAATCTACAGCAAAATCTGTGGCAGCAGTGTCATCTACAGTTACCACTGTGGTAGATGTAACAGCAGAAAGTCTTCCACCTCTTCTTACACCAGCACGAACAGGGTCATTGATTTCTATTATGGCTCCGGGTCTTACTACAGCACCAGCATCAATAGATGTAGAGAAACTTACAATTTCTGATTCATTTTGTTCTGTAAATAATATTGCCCTACCTAATCTTGCTGCTTGACCTCTTGACGTACAACCAAAAGCTTTTACTTGTTTTACAACAGTACCTATCTTAGAAATAGCAGTAGCATCTTCAACAACTTCATAATCTATTTCTTGACTATCCATATTAAAATATGAAACTGCTACAACACTATGTCTTTGTTTTAAACTGCTGCCAGAATAACTAAAACCTTCAGAAGTAATATTGCTTAAATTAAATAAATAACTTGCATCTTTTGGTGAATCTTGTGTAATTGTTATTGACCCAGCAGTCCAAATAGGCATACATCTCATTACACCTGATAGCTCATTTATCAGATCAAAAGCTTCACTTGATGATTGGATATTTACATTGCAACTAAATCTGGCTTCTGTACTGCCAAAACCATCATCTACTAATGTGTTTGAATATTTACTAGCGGTAACAAAAGAAAATAAGTCAAGATTACTGTCTGTTATATGATCGCCAAAGCCATATCTTGTATCAGTTAAAAGGTCTAATAAAATCATGGCAGGGCAAGAAGTCCATACCGCAGCACCCATAACACCATTAAAAATATAACCAGAAGGATAAACAATACGACCAGTTGTAGAATCAACAGTTGGCGTACCAGAACTGGAAGCACCAGCACCCGGAATCCTTACCTTTATTCCTCTAATTCTAAATTTTCTTGAAGGAATGGAACTAAATTGCTGTGAATCTAGTCGTATTGCGTTGTAAGCAGAGTTTGCATATGTTGAAGCATCATCTATAACTTCAGAAAAACTTGTCCATTGAAATTCATCTATTAAAGATGTATCTGTACTGTCTGCAGTAATTCTTGAAACTCTTATATCAACTGGGAATGAACCAGTTACTTCTACAGAAAAATCTTTTTGATATGCGTCAGCAGTTCTACCAGTAACAGTATCAGTATGAACATCAGTAAAACCACCAGAGTTATATTGAACACTAATTTTAAAAGAAACAGTTGAACCTAATAAATCACCTTCATTAGTAGCTTTTTGGATCTGCGGAAAAGTAATTGAAACCTTAATACGATCTACAGATGTATTTGTAATTTGTCTAGTTACTGGTGTTGCAGCAGTTACAGTAACACCAACTGGTATTGTTGATTGACTACTTTCTATACCAGCTATTTTTGTTTGATCTGCTGTACCAAATCTTGAGTTAAAAGTTACGTCTTGAAAATTAAAGTCAGTTGTTGCTGGACTTGCTGAAGTTGCTGTTGCTTTTAATATCGGTGTATCGTTTAAAAATACATCCTTTAAATACGCATTTTTATAGGCTGTAGATGTTTTATCAGTAATACCTTCTTTTGATGCAGATGCACTTCCCTCTATTTCTCCTTCAGAAATAAGATCAAGAAAAGTTGCAAACTGTTTACTATGTAAAGTGTCAGGTGTTCTTGTCGGTTGTCTAGGAGGTGGTGGCGAACCGCCTTTAGAACCACGAATAATTTTTCTTTTATCGGTCATACTTGTACCTGTTCTGTATCTATACCACCACTAATAACAACAGATCCAGTTATTATCTCACCATAAACAATAGGTACAGGAGTTCCAGCCCTACTTGTTTGCTGAGTACCACTAAAGCTAAATGACAAGCGAGGATCTTGCTCTGAGCTAAATTCTGGGGTTTTAGGAACAGGGAATAACATTCCACTTACACCACTAAGAACTAAAGCAGCACCAATACCAAAAGCAGCTTTGGCTCCAAGACCAGCAGAAGCAAAACCTATACCACCTCCACCAAAAGCCAATGGCGAGGTAAATAAACCACCAACACCAAAACTCATGGCGATTAAAGCACCACCTAATAAAATCTTTCCTAAGTTACCACCAGCACCAGAGATAACTGGGACAAACTTTATATCTGCTTGACCTATCGGATAATGCAATTCATCAGTATCTATTTCTTCTTGATCTAATAAAACTTTATAATATCTATTTGCCATATAACTTTCTAAGTCTGGAAAATTATTAATTAAAAAGCTTACAGCTTGTGCTGTTGTATTTACTTGAATGTCAAATTCTTTATGGCCAGTTACTTCTGCAAGATCGCCATACAGTTTAAGTTTACGGAGCATAACGTAACCTCATACCAGTACATTTTAATAACCATTCATTATATGGTTCTTTACAAGATATTCTATCTGCTAAATGATGCAATACATCACCATCTAAAAATATCGCCACATGATTTAAACCAGTTGTCATTATTGACATAAATAACAAATCACCATTCTCTAATTTTTCTTGTGGTCTTAATTCTTTAAAACCTGTTGCATCAGCACACTTTACAAACATAGGATTAGCAATAAATTCTTCTGGTGTTATAGGTCTTTCCCAATCCCTTAATGTTATACCAAGTTCTTGTTTATACCAATCTCTGACTAAAGCCCAACAATCAGTAACACCCCATACCCATTGTCTACCAATTAGAGGTGCTTTATAACCAGTTGGTTTATAAGATCCCCACTGTTCTGTTTTAGGATTAATAATATACCAAGGCAAATTTGTTTCTTCGCAACTTATCTTATCTGCTTCTGAAGCAATAGGTTGTGTTGTAGGGTGCGAGTGAATTATTGCAATAATATCTCCTAAGTCACTTCCTTTAACATAATCCTCTGGGTCAATAATAAAACATTGATTTGCCCAAGTAGATAAATTTTTACAAGCAAAATATTTTTCTTTGCCACGAATATTTAATAACAGACCACAAGATTCCTTAGGGTCTTGGTCTTTCGCATGAACAAGAGCATCTTGCTTCCAACTCATATTTTAATTCTACCGATAGAAGGAAACTCTGCTCTGGTACATTGTCTTTTTGGCGCACGAACACCAGCCAAATCAATAGGTGCAGCTAATTCGAACGATACAACCTCTCTATTTTCTTGAGACTTTCTATCAATACTATATATTTCTTGTGCAAACTCAGCATTAGGATCTGGTGTGCCATATGGATTTACATTACTGGCAAAATTAACAGCATCAATAAATTTGGCTAGGGTTCTTATTCTTGTAAGAGTTGCCCCTGTAAGATCATTGCCAGCAGTTGTTTCATTGACAGTAAGTAGTATTGAAGTAATAGTACCAAGTGCATTACTTACAGTAAGAGTTGGTCTTGGTATCTGGCCTTTCTGATATGCAAAGCCTTCTACTTGTACAGGGAATCTTTGGTATGAATTACCAGCCCAAACAATCTCGCCATTTGCATTTAGACTTGAACCAGCATGAAATCTATAAGTGGATGCAGAACCATGTAAAGCAGTAGTTGTTGTTAATGTAAAAAGTTCAATAATCGAAGAAGGATTTATGCCCTGTACATCACTTATAACACTGGAACTCATGGTTCAAAAACCTCTCTAAAAGTTGTACTGATCTTTGCTCTATTGTTGTAAGGTATTGTTTTCGACCAACTTTCACAAACAAATTGTTTTGCACCAGAAACAGTTACAGATACATTTCCACTATTGGTAGCACTTGCGGCTGCAGTAACAGTAAAAGTATTGGCATCAGCAGAAGAGGCAACAATAAAAGTACCATCAGTAGCAGAGCCAGAAGTGTAGTCTATGACTACTGTTTCGCCTATTGCTATCCCATGATTTGCAACAGTAATAGTAACCGTGGTTGCAGATTGGCTGTAAGTTCCTGTTTTTGATATACCTTCGCCCGGAGGGGTAAATGTAAAACTTGCTTGGTCATTTGCTCTACTATCTAAAAATGCCTCAATTACATCTGACTCTGTTTCAGTAACGTTGAATTGTAATGTATAAATCTTAGGGTTTTGATGTGCAGCTAACCCAAATAATATTCTATGTTCATAGCCATCAACAAATCTTACAATTCTTTTTACAGGATTACTTCTTTTTGTAAAACCAGAATATGTCGGTGTTATAGAAGGAAATGTAGCCATTATGCAAGTAAACCTCCGGGTCTTTTTTGTTGTACAATTTCTGCCTGTATAGCAGTAGAAAGAACAAGTCCTAATTCTCTACTCTGTTGTTCATTACCTTCAACATTAGAACCAGATGCATCTACATTAACAACAATATTATTAGTAACGCCACCACCTATTTGATTATTAGGAATTATGGTACCAGCAGAAGAAGGAACGAACAATTCTGGACCTTTTTCTCCTACTATTGAAGCTCTGCCAACAGGAGGTCTGCCACCAGCAGCAAAAGTAGGTAAGTTTGCAAATATTGAGCCCGGAAAAATAGCATTTAAGGCTGTATTAATACCAAGCCTTAAAAGTTGTGATGCTATATCATTTAGAATACCTTTTGCCGCTTCACCTAAAGATTTTGTATGTAAAATTGCTCCAACTAAAGCATCAGAAATACCAGACGCTATAGTATCTCCAATTTGTTTAAATATATCACCCTGCTTTTCTGCTGCTTCAGTTATTGCATCAACGTCTTTTTTTTGATTTTTTAAACCTGCATTGGCTGTAAGAATATCTGTAATTTTTTGTCTGTTCTTTTCACCATGAATATCAACAGCAGCATTTATTGCTTGTTGTAGTTCTACTTCTTGCCTATTCCCATCAAGATTTGATTGAAGTAACTCTCTTTGCGTTTCTTGTTTTTTTAAAAAATCAGCAAATTTTTTAGCTTTATCATCATCTAATTTATTTTCTATTGTTTTTGTTGCAACGATATTATTTGCAGCTTCACGTTGCAGATCCATTTGCTCTTTTATTGGTTTAATTGATGCTTGATTAATGTTTAGTTGTCTTTGTAATGAATTAATTGCTCTTTTATTATTATTTTCTTGTGCTTTAGCTAATCTCTGTAAAAGTTTTTGCCTTTCAATAAATAATCTATTAAATTCACTTTTTAATGCTTGCTCATCACCTTCTTTTAATGCTTTATTAAAATCTCGTTGCGATTGTGTTGCTTTAATTATTGCAGTTATAAAAGCACCAGCAGCAGTTGCTATAGCTACAAAAGGTAAGGCATTTAAGGCTACAGTAGCAAGCCCACCTGCGGCAGCCAAAGCAATTAATCCCGAAGTTACTACAGGAATAATTATTACAATACCTTTAGCAGCAAGAGCAATAGCTGTAAATATTGCTGCCGTTTTACCTAGTGGCGATTTTAAAAGTTCATCTGCAGCTTTTATTAAAGATGTTAAACCTTTTGTAACTGCAATCAAAGCAGGTTCTAATGCTTTACCTAAAGTCTCTGAAAAATCTCTAAATGCTTCGCCTAAGGAATCAACATTTCCAGCAAATCCTTCGGCAGCAGCTTGTGATAATTTATTATAACTTTCTTCAACAATACCCAAAATCATGGCATGAGCCTCTGCTGTTTTATTTGTTTTCATTAACTCTTTTATTACTTCTGTCTGTTGTTTTGTAAAAGCAATACCAGAACGATTTAAGTTTGATAAATTTCTTTCAGGGTCTTGCAATGCTTTTGCTAATTGCATAAATGAAGTATTAACATCTACTTGGTTTACTTGTGCAATATCTGCTGCTGCTTGAGCAACTCTTGAATATGCATCAACTCCAATATTTCTAAAACTTGTTAATAAATTAAAGCCTCTCGTAAATTCTTCTTGATTAAATAAAGTCTGATTTCCTAATCTGTCTGCTGCTTTTTGTAATTCATTAAGTTCAGTAGCACCAGCACCTAAATTTTTTAAACCCTGAGTTAAAATTGCAACATCCCTTTCTCTTGCTGTAAAAGTTCCTATTGCATTACTTACTGTTGCAACAGCAGCACCTACAGTAAGCAGTGGTCCAAGTGAACTAGCTAATGCAGCACCTAATCCTCTTGCTGCGGTTGATGTTGCTGCTAAAGATTTTGTGGCACCGCTTGCATTTCTTGAAAGCGATCTTGTTGCTTGCGAAGTTTTATTTAAAGAAGATATTGCATTTCTTGCTTCAACTCTTAAGGTAACTATACTTTCGGCCACTTAAGTTAAACAAAAAACTATTAATTATATACTACCTGTTTTTAGCTCTTTCATGCATTTTTTTTTCATGTTCATGTTTATTTTCGTAATAAGCAGCCCAATATATTAATTCTTCTTGTGTAATTAATTGTCTTAATTCTTTTAATGTTTTACCTAATTCTGTTGCGAGAAAAAACTCAAAAGTAAACCAGTTATCTCGCTTTAATCTTTTTTTGCTGTATCTGTATCAAGTTTAATATTAAATAAAAATAATTCTATTTCATTCAATACATTTTCTGGAAGTTCTCTTTGTAAGTTTGGTGCATCTGCAATACTAAAAGCCTTTGTTCCATCTTCAAGCTCTGCCATTTGACAAAGTAATTGAGTTGAAACAATTAAGGCTTCATCTGTACCAGTTGCACTTTGTGCTTTTTGTCTATCGTATCTTGTTAAAGGTTTAAAATATAAATCTACAATCTTTTCACCTTTTGAATTTTTAAATTCATACTTTCTTCTGGCTGACATTTCATCACCATATGATGAAGTCAACAGGTCGATTGTTCTTTTTGTTGCCATAAAATAAAAAAAGTCTTAACCTAATTTACTATATAGCTGAAGTTATGGTACCGCTAGTCGTAAAACTGATGTTTATAATTTGAACCTCACCAAGGGTTGCACCATATTCAGCAGAAGTAATAATACCAGCAAAACTAATTTTTTTTGCTGAAGTTGCACTATCAGGGAATAATTCAAATAATGCGTCAGCATTGTCACCTGTGGTTAATACATCATCAATAAATGTTGTGTAGCCTGCCCCTGTTTCACTTGGATTGTATAAAAGTTCTGCTGAACCCTCACCAGCAATTAAGCCACCAATATTTGTTTTAAAGGTATCGCCTTGTTTTGTTGTCTCCATAATGTCTTTTGAAATAGACAAAGACCAAGACCTTGTTTGACCAACGTCAGCTTCAGTACCGCCAGCGTTTTCAAACATAATTTTCCCTACATCACCTTTAATAGCCATAACAAAAGAAAGTATTTATCTAATATTAACCTTTTTTAGGTTTTTTCACATCTTTTTTTAAACTTTCTTGGTTTTCCATGTATCTTTTGCAGCGTCCATCCCAATAGGCAGGGTCACGCCTACCTTTTACAGCCTCAATAGCATCTAACATTTTTTCAGTAATTTCCATTTAAAGGTCCTCGTATATTTCAAAGGTAATTCGTATTTGTGTTTGGAACTTTCCTTCTGGGCTAGATGCCAAAACTTCTGGACCAATTGGCGAATCAAAAATTACATTTGAAACTGTAAGATTATTGTAAAGGTCACGCAGTCTTTTGCCAATTACATAGTTTGTCCCTGCTCCAATACCTTCATCTGTAAAAATATTTAAAAGAACTAAACCAACAACACTATTAGTAGAGTTAGCAGACCCGCCCTGTGTTAAATAACCACCAGTTCCAAAACTTGTTATACATTGTACAAAAGTGTCTTGAGTAGTTGAATTAAATGGTTGGTTGTTAAATACAACAGAGATCGCAGGGCTACTTGCAAGTTCTGTAGCAAGTCTTGCTTCTATCGTTTGTCTGACTGTATTTAAATCTGTTGCAGCCATTACATACTCCTAATAATTTTTTTAAATTCATTCGGTATATATTGAGTTGTAAGTTGTTTTGCTTGTAATTCTGGAAAACCTTTTATTGTCTGTTGTCTGGTTCTATATCTATTTTGCCAACTAGGCGGTAATGAAGTTCCATAAATTACTGGTTCAGCATATTCCATTCTGTTAATAATAGTGCCTTTATATTTTCTTATATCTGTTTTCCAATCATTTCTTAAATTACCAGTTTCGCCTACAGGTGTTGCATTTTTAGAAAGGTCTGTCCAACGTAATGTTGTTCTTTGTACTAACTCTTGAATTGCTTCTGCCATAAGATCATCTATTTGATCTAATCTTATTTGTCTTGTCATTATGCCCTCAAGAATAATTCAAAAGTTATCGGTATATTGTTTTGTTGGTTTGTTACTACAGTAATAATTTTAAAAACAACAGAAGCAACTACAACTTTATCTTTTGGTGTTGGTACAAATGTAATGTCACCAGCAGATATTGTTAGTTTTTTATCCTCTGCTTGGATTAAATCATTAACT